TGATAATTTATTAACCATGGGTCTACACCATCCCATGCTTTTTTATAGTTGTCTTTTAAGTCTTGTACAAAGTCTAGGTAGATATCTGATCTATCACCGCTCCAACACATAACATCACTAGAACGAGTAAACCCATCTGAATAATATTCTGGTTTTGCCCACTTCTTGGTATCACACATTGTAAGTTTATCTGTGATAAATTTATTCATATCACCTTTAATTACTGTGTCAATATCAAATACCAAGTTTGTACCATTTCTAAACTTTTTAAATAAAGTTAAAATATTATACAATGGATTAGGTGCATCTTTAAAAATTTCATCCACTTCATTATATACAATAAGTTCATCATATTTTAAATTAGAATACTTACTAATCATATGTAAAAAATTATCTTCATACCATTGATCGAACTTGTCACCATATCGCATTGTGATTACTCTTAACATTATAAATCTTCCTTATCTACTAGTTGATATCCACCTTTGTTGTAAGCGATTGTTACACACTTGCCCTCTGGTAATTGTAATTGTGGATAGTATTTTTTCTTTGTTGGCCCAACTATTCTATCACTTGTAGGAATAGATGGTCTGCAAGATAAATCTGGCATTGGATATCCCTCGAAATCATTTTGTATTTCACCTGTGTCAGTATCTATACAAACTCCAAGAGACTTGATATATTTGTAGTGATCTTTTCTAATTTTTTCTAATCTCTGTTTTTTGTTCATTAGTAACTTACGTATATAACCCACACGATAGCAACAATAAACATTATCACCAAAGTATGATTGCCTAAGTTCCAAGCACTCTTACCAACTGTATGTGGATTTTTTGGGTCTATTAGTTTATTCATAATTTTAAAAATGGGCGGGTTGGCTTTGTAGCCCCATGTCCGAAGACCTGCACCCGCCCGATGAGTACCCGTTCAATACTCTCATAATATATGGGTACCCGACTCTTGCGTTTGATGATGAGAGGTTGAGAGGTCGCAAGAGTCAAACTGTTAATATTGTTTTTGTGTAACTAAAGTCAACCCACTAAAAATTACACCTGTTGTTAAGAAGACAAAGAACATAGGCCAATTTTCTTGACCCATACAATGCCCACCACAATCTTCTATTGCCCCAACGGCAAATATAAAAGATAAAATGGCAATAATTGGAAATAACATTTTCATATATACCTCTCTATTTTAAATATAAAGGACCAGTCCATCTTATAGGATAGTTACCTTCTAATACGTTTCCACGTGGCGCATTTAAAGCAGGTTTGTTATATCCAGCTGCTTTTAAAACATCACCTCTCTTGAAATGTTTATAATCTTGCATCATAACAAATCCAAATACACCTCTGTCACGGGTTACCTTGATGTATTTCTGACCTACTTTATAATCCCAATCTTTATCCCAATTATCAACTTGTTCCTTGGCATAACCAGTAAGTTCTTTGCCACCCATAGTAGACCACTTAATGTAATCTTCCTTGGCACCTGCCATCATATTAGAAACACCTTCTAAAAGTGTCTTTGCTGTCTTATTTACTATTGTCATATTAACCTCTCTATTGTTTATTCTTAATAATACCACATTAGGGGTATATTGTCAAGGGTCTTATTCGAAAAAAGCACTCTGAAAAGTGGTTGATTTTCCTACGTTTCCTACAAGTTGAATATTCCAAGATACAGATGTTCTTGTTTTGTTCCCTTTTAGAGCCGGTACCCAATGATATATCCAACTAGGAAATAGATAGATTCGGTTAGTTTTAGATGCATACTGTAAAACTGTTGCATTGTCTAGATTTGGTTGACTAGATGGTAGTATTACATTTGCTTGAACTCGTGGGTCTGCGAAGCATATACCCGAAGTGTCCTCTGCGTCTGCATACCATACACCAGACCAACTATTATTGCTGTGTGTATGTGGAGCATGATACTCACCTGGTTTCAATACGTTTGCCCACATATCAGTAATACGAATATCATCAAACTCATATCTTAGTTTATCTCTAATAATTTCTTTGTTTGCTTCAATAATGTATTCTGCAAACTGTTTAAAATTATTTGATTGATGTAGATTTGGTCTTGATTGCCAATTTGGTAAGTGGTGTTCGTATCCTAGATGTATTGAATCTAGAAGTTCCGTATGATAAGGATAAAAATTATCACATGAAAAAATATGTGTTGGAAATACTTTTTGGTGTTGTAGTCTGCCTGTACAATATGTCATTTACATAATCCATGTCATTACGCTGTATCTGTTTCCTTTGGTAACTTTTTTAACTTCATGGTCATACATGAAGTTACTAGGAAATACAATTACCGAACCTTGTTTTATTTCTGGTTTATATGATTCATCAAGCATCATAAATTCACCACCTTCGTAGGTATCATTTAAAAATAATAATGATGTTAAATGTGGATAACCATATTGTTGACCATGACTTCTATAAATGTTGTCAACATGATTTTTCATAAACCCACCCTCTGCATAATGATTTAATCTAAATGCTGTATATGCTGTAGGTGTGATACGTGGATGTAATTTTATATACTCATCAACTGCTGATCTAAATGTGTTTTTTAAAACATCATAATATTGATCTTTATCTGTAATCCAATACTCTTTCATGTCAACTTTTGCGTTGGTACCAGTATTCTCTGTATTACTAGAAAATGTTGAGGTATCCCACAAAGCATTTTGATTAAAATAAGCTATCAATGCGTTGCATGTCTCTGGTATAAGTTTATTGTGATAAACTTCTATAAAATCGCTTCTTTGATTTTTCATTACGGCAACTGTGGATTTACAAAATCATCGTTCCAATTAAATGCTTCTTTAACAACATCTTTACTTAATCCTTTATAAACTTGATGTAGTTTTTTGTCTTTAGCTGCGATAACAAGTCTAGCTTCTGACTCATGTAATCCCTCTAGCATTTGAATAAACATAGTTTCTTTTTTAACTTTAGGTGTAGTTGCATCTGCACCTTCTATGAAATGATATAGTTTCTTTGCCTCTGTTGCTAGTCTTGTATGATCTGTACCAGCAGGTGCATCGTTAGGCATAAAAGGAACATCACCAGTAGGCATTGCCCATTTTATCTTAGGGTCAAACGATGATTTAAGTACCATTCTTAAAGATGCATTATTGTGCTGTTTTAGAATATCTACTTTTTGTGCTTTTGTTTTTGCTTTATGAACCTTGTCAAGCACTTCAGAAAATAATAGTGTTGATGAACTATTATCCATAACTTGGCTCATATTGTTTTTGATTGGTTCTTTTGACATTAAAAGTCTCCTATTGAATCAGTTAACTCTTTTAATCTGTTCTCAATAAAATAAGTTAACAATTTGCTTTTGTCGCCATGTTTGGCTTCTTGAAATGTGGTTTTAATATTTGTTGATATTTCATTTGGTATACATTCTAAATCAATAAGAGTTTTGTTTCGTTCATAATTACGAATAACATTATCATTGACAATCTTACCATCGAAGTTACCATCTTTCCACGCTTCAATTTTTTTCTTACTTAAAGGTTTTTGTCTCAAACCTTCTACAAACACATCGTCATTCGACAATACATTTGGCACACCATCAGAGGCATCGCCTTTAAGAATATGTACTCGTATATAGTCATTTGGGTCTTCACCATTTACGTGTTTTTTTAGTATCGGACTATATTGAGATACGTTTGAATATTTTTGTAGTTGAATGAAATCTTTGTCACCAGATATAATCATAATTTTTTCGTTAGGATATTCCTTTACTAAAGTTGCAATAATGTCATCTGCTTCAGCACCATGCACTTCAATATGTTTGTAAGGAAAATTATCTGCAAGTTCTTGTTTAATTTTATTTAAACAATTAAATATAGACTCCCAATCTTTGCCATCCTTGTCTCTACTCTTACGTCTGTTTTTTTTGTAGTGAGGAAAATAATCTCTTCGCCAATAGTGTTTACTATCCCACGCCAAAACTATTTCACCATAGTCTTTTACAAACTGAGTACGATACATTCGAATAGAGTTTAAGATCATGTGGCGAACCATATTCTCATCCACCACATCTGTCTTACTCATATTCAATTGCATCATCAAACTAGCAACGCTAATCTGATTCATATCAAGAATAATCATTTATCACCTACCTAATTTTTTACTACGTCCTATTGGTAATTTAACAGCACGAGCAATTTCATTTCCTTTTTTATTTATATACTCTACATTAATGAATTTGTTAACTTTTAAATCTAATTTAGATTGTATTGATTTTACTGCTCGTTTAAATCCTAAGGCCTCTATTTTTTCGTCAAACCCAGAATCGTTATAGAAGTGATATTCTTTATTTTTTGCCATAAATGTCTTTCAATATTTTTTTTAGTGTTTTTATATCTAAGACATTATAATTAATCTCTATCCCTTTGTCAAGGGCAGAATCTATCATTATTTTATCAATAAATTCTTGTAAATCATTATTGTAACCTTTAGAAAGCATTATATAACTTTTTATACTTTCGTTAATAAATTGTAAATACTTTTGAAATACAGGTCTTTGTATATCTACTTTATTATCTGATAATGCTTGAATTAATCTTACACATATTGCTTCTGTTAATTCCTCTGCAAATACAAAATCTTGAGCTTTCTTTTCTTGCTCTGCCCAATTCTTTTGATTGGTTTTTGCTTTTCTTTTAAGAACATCAGTAAGAGACCAAGGTCCCTTAATGACATTTGATTTAATATCCTCTCTCATTAAATTGTCTTGCTCTCTCCCTTTTCCACTTTCTTATACCTGCTTCTTTTCTTAATCTTTTTTTCTCTGATGGTTTTTGATAATACTGTCTATCTTTATATTCTTGTAAATGACCAGACTCTTTAACTATTCTTTTAAATCGCCTTAATGCTTTCATTAAGTCTTCTGGTTTATCCCCACGTACAGTTACCATAAGACCTTCATCTTTAGGGAATTTTTTAAATTCTTTTTTCTTTTTTACTCCACCAAAGTTATTAAAGTTCTTAAATTGTTTTCGTGGTTTGTTTTGTTCTTGTCTCATTTAGTACCTTCCATGTTTTTTTTAAGTTCAGAGTTAGCTGCATTAAAAGCATTTATCATAAATTCATTTAAAGCTTTATCTAGTTTGTCAGTTTTGATTGTAACATTATTGTCAAACTCTTTATCCATAACAATAATCTTTTGTTGCATTTCTGCCATAGAGTCTTCTATGTCAATTAACTTTTTACATATTAATGTACCACTAACTGCAATAATAATTAGTAGTGTAGTAATTATACCAATTAAAAAGTTTCTCATTATTTCCACCATTCGTTTTCCATGTTAATAGCAACATCAACATCTGAGTCTTCTTTTGTAGTTACTTCTTTTATTTGATCGAAATAACACCAATTAGAACCACCGAATGTTACTGCACCAGTATATCCTAGATCAGTATCATATTCTTTTGCACTTAAAGATGTATCATCCTCAGCTGCAATGTCCTCTTTTCTAACTGCGATACCAATATTAATTAGTTCGCCTACTCTACCTCTATTGTCTGTAATTATATCACCTAACTTAATTTGCATTATAACCTCCCATTAGTTGTTTGTCAATTAAATTTTTACTAATAACTTCATATAAAGTCTTTTGTTTTAAACCAGTAAAAAACTCTTTCTTTGCGAAAGCAATTCTTTCTTCTAATATTCTCAAAGATTTACTCAGTTCTTTTTTTGTTTTTATATCTATATTCATAATAACCTCTCTTACTCTTATAATTTAACAGGTTGTAGAGGTATTGTCAAGGCATAAAAATCGTTGATTTTACTGCTTTTTTGGGGGTGGTATAGTAAGGGAAGACCCCTTTAGGCCGGCTGCTCGGCGATGCTAGCGACCCGATTTTTTAGTGATTCTCTAGATTTCGGGGTTATATCCCTAATCTACGTCTTTTATGTTTATTTAAGGATGATTTGTGATATCTTTTCTTTTTTCCACCGATAGTTGTTTTCTTACCTGCCGGTTTCTCATACGCTACTGCGTTTCCGTATAATCCTTTTTTTCCCATATGAACCTATTTATATGAGATCAAAAGTACCTAATACCATACAGATCAAAATATAACACATGTAACCTAATAAACAATATCCTATTATTTTTTCGTATATACTAAACATCGGGTTTGAAGATTGTAATTAATTCTTCTTTTCCTTTGACCTTTATCTTATCTACTTCTACTGATTTAATGTTCTCTAATTGTTCTTTTGTATATGATGAATATAAAGTAGGTGTAACTTTACCATTCTCGTCTTTGTAGTTCCTAGTCTGTGCCTCTAGTCTTGCGGCCAGATTAACTGCATCTCCAATAACAGAATAGTCTAGTCTCATTTCACTACCCATATTCCCAACTATACAAGTACCAGTATTGACACCAGAACCTATATTGATATCTGGTAATCCTTTTTCCTTAAACTCTTTCTTAATTCTATCTGTCTCTTCAGCACATTCGATAGATGTCTTGACTGCCATCTCTGCGTGATTAGGACAATCCAATGGTGCGTTCCAAAATGCCATGATACAATCACCCATGTACTTGTCTATCGTTCCACCATTCTTTAATACTATCTTACTCATACGATTTAGATAATCGTTAATGACATTGACCAATCCCTCTGGGTCATCTTTGTTCTTGTAGTATTCTGATATTGGTGTGAAACCTACAATATCCATGAATAAGAAACTCATCTCTTTTCTTTCACCACCAAGTTTTAATTTACTAGGGTCTTTAACTAATATTGCTACTTGTCTAGGGTCTAGATACTTTTCAAATTGTTTTCTTATTTGTTGTTTTAATCTAAACTCTAATATAAATCTTAAAAATGTTCCATGAAAAGCAACTATCAAAAATGTTAATAACATCCATGTAACATCTACTAACAATAAGTTTTGTTTAAAAAATAAATTAGCATATACAGGTAGTGAAATACAATTAAATATTATTGCCATTGCAATCACCCAATATGGTGAATATCTAACTATAAAAATTATAGCAATACCTAATATAAATGCTATTATTAATTCAACAAGTGAATCATATCTTACAATAGTTTCACCATCTAAAACTGTCTGTAAAGTATTTGCTGATATAACATAATCGTATTTTTCACCAGTTGGTGTTGCAATCACACCACCTAATCCCTCTGCTGTTATGGCAATGATTACTGTTGTTCCAGCTGCATCTGAAAAATCATCACTAGCTGCTGATATAGTTTTAAATTCTTTGTTCCACCTTACCCATATTCTTGCGTTTGCATCTGTTTTGATTGTATCATAACCAGGCACTCTCATTGCAATAACCCCAAACTCATCTGCTTTAACTTGATAACTAGGGTCTCCTACTGCAACTCTTATTGTTTCAATTGCCATGTTAGGATAAACTTCATCGCCTATCTTCATTAACAATGGTACTCTTCTTACCACACCATCTATCTCTGGTGCTGTGTTAATTACTCCAACACCATCAGCACATTCTGCTAATTCTACATCTGGTCCAACCATACCAGGCCACTCAAACAAATAGTCAAGTGGGTTTCCTATCTTTGCAACTCCTCTTGGTACTGGGTTAGACGTTCTTTTTTGCGTGGTACCTGTTTGTGCAATTACAGTACCCATCTCTAAAGCTTCACAGAATACCCAATCTCCATCAAATCTATCTGGTTCACTAAACAGTATCGGCATAACTATTATACCTGTTTGTGCGTTTCTTAATTCTAATACTATATGAGCAAGTACATCTCTTGGCCAAGGCCATTGACCATACTTTTCTATTGCTTCTTCATCTATTGTTATGATT